TACGAAATAAATAAAAAAGTAGCTTCATTAGAAGTTAAAAAAGATAAAGAACTAAAATCATTTGTTCCAAAAAGAGATGATGAAGGTTCCTCTTCAGTAGTTACTACTGGAGGTTATTATGGACAGTATGTTGATATTGATGGTCTCTCAGCTAATAATGAGGCAGATCTAGTTATAAAATACAGAGAATCAGCAGCACAGCCTGAATGTGATCAGGCAATTAATGATATTGTTGATGGTGCCATTTCATCAAGTGATGATAAGAGTGCCGCAGAACTTAATATGAATGACTTGGATTTGCCAAGTAATATTAAGAAACAAATTTTAGAAGAGTTTGATAAAGTATTAGGTCTTTATCAATTTAATCGTAGGGCAGCAGAAATGTTTAAGGATTGGTATGTCGATGGACGACTATACTTTCATGTTGTAACCGACGAAAAGAATTTCAATAAAGGAATCAGAGAATTACGCCAGATTAATCCATTATATCTGAAAAAGGTAAAAGAGATTAAAAAGGTTCTTGATGAAAAGACTGGAGTAAAACTTCCAAAAGTAATCGCAGAATACTACATCTATTCTGAAGGAATTTACGGTGGAGAAACATCAGGTGATGCAACGTCTGGTATTAAGATCGCAAAAGAAGCAATTATTTCTTGTCCATCTGGGTTACTTGATGAAAGACAAGAAAGAGTCATAGGATATTTACATAAGTCTGTTAAACTGGTGAATCAATTAAGAATGATGGAAGATGCTCTTGTGATGTACAGAGTATCTCGTGCACCAGAAAGAAGAATCTTTTATATCGATGTTGGTAATTTACCAAAAGGTAAAGCCGAAGAATATGTACAGACTGTCATGGCGAAGTATCGTAATAAACTTGTATATGATTCTTCAACTGGCGAGATCAAAGATGATCGCAAACATATGTCTATGTTGGAAGATTTCTATATGCCCCGTAGAGAAGGTGGAAGAGGTACCGAAATTACAACATTGCCTGGTGGTGAAAATCTAGGACAGATCGATGATGTTTTATTCTTCCAAAAGAAATTATATCGTTCTCTTAATGTTCCCATCGCAAGACTTGAACAAGAGACTGGATATGCTTTTGGTCGACCATCTGAAGTATCTCGCGAAGAAGTTAAATTTCAAAAATTTATTGATAAACTCAGAAAGAAATTTTCTTATATTCTACTTGATGCTCTTAGAATTCAACTGATTCTTAAAGGAATTATTAAACAAGCAGAATGGAATAGTATTCAAGAGGATATAGCAGTTGATTTTATCGAAGACAATTATTTCTCTGAACTAAAAGAATCAGAAATTATCAAAGAGCGAATTGAAACAATAAATTTGATGGATGAGTTTGTTGGCAAATATTATTCTAGAGCCTGGGTTCGTCGAAATATTCTCAAACAAAATGATGAAGACATTGATAAGATGGATCAAGAAATAAAAGACGAAGGCGGCGACGAAGATGATATGGATATAGACCTATAAGGTCTTTCGGTTCCATAATCTAAAATAGATATTAGAGTTTAATACTCTAAAAGTACAAATTATTATAAATAGAAACATGAAAGAAGTAGAAGATATTTTTAATGCTATAGTGAAGAATGATGAAAGTAGTATACATTCAACAGTAGAAACAGCCTTAAAGGCAAAATTTGATCAGGCAAAGGATATTAAAAGGGTATCAGTTGCATCTGATATCTTTAATCAATCCATTCAAGAAAAATAAATGAAGCTAATCACAGAGCATTTAGAATCAGACCTTGACTTTCTCATTGAGAAAGATGAAAAAGGTAATAAGAATACTTTCATAGAAGGTATTTTTATGCAGGCGGAGAAACAAAACCGCAATAATAGAATTTATCCTAAAGAAGTACTTGAAGGTGCAACGAATAAGTACGTAAAGGAGCAGGTTGATGCAGGCAGAGCCGTTGGTGAATTAAATCACCCAGAAGGCCCCGCTATCAACCTTGATAAAGTTTCACACAGAATTACCGAACTTAAGTTCGAAGGTAATGATGTTGTTGGAAAGGCACTCATACTAAATACACCAATGGGTAATATAGTGAAAGGACTTATGGAAGGTGGATGTAAGTTGGGTGTCTCAAGTCGTGGTATGGGAACAGTTGAAAATAAGAATAATAAATCATATGTAAAGAGTGATTTTATCCTCTCTACAGTTGATATCGTACAAGATCCAAGTGCGCCAGAAGCATTCGTTAACGGAATTATGGAAGGTGTAGAATGGATTTACGAAAACGGTATTCTGAAACCTCAACAAATTGAAGAATATGAGACTGAAATTAAAAAAGCAACTAGCTTAGAGCTTGCAGAAGCTCAAAAGAGAGTCTTTAGTGATTTCCTCTCCAAACTCTAATCATTAATAAAACAAAGCTATGTCAGAAGAAACACAAGAAATAGAAGATATCATTGAGGATATCACAGAAGAACAGCTTAGTACTAATGAAGAGCTTGAACAGGATACACCTGAAGAAGTCTCTGAAAAAGTAGAAGCACAAGAAGCTTCCTTTGATGATTCTATCAAATCTATTCTCCTTGGCGAAAAGAAAGCCGTAAAGAAGGAAGAAGAAGACGAAGATGAAGTCGAAGAGGATGAAGATGAAGAAGAAATGGAAGAATCCACAGAATCTGAGTCTGAAGAAGTTGTAATCGAAGCCAAATCCAAAAAGGAAATGGCTCATGGTAAGAAGAAAGAGGATGAAAAAGAAGAAGGTGCTCATGAAGATGAGGACGAAGAAGAAGATGAAGAAATAGAAGAGGGATATCATTCTAAAAAGAAGAAGAAAGAAGAAGGTGCTCATGAAGATGAGGACGAAGAAGAAGTAGAAGAAGGCGCTCATGAAGATGAGGAAGAAGAAGAAACCAAAGAAGCTAAGGCTAAAAAGGTTTCTGAAGCACTTGATACACTTCTCCAAAATGAATCTTCTCTTACAGAAGAGTTTAAATCTGAAGCTGCAACACTTTTTGAAGCAACTATTGCCGAAAGAAGCATTGAGATTCAAGAAAGACTCGAAGAAAAATATAACTCAGATCTGAATGAAGAAGTTGAAACCATTCGTGAAAGCCTCATCGAAAGAATCGATGATTATCTTTCCTACGTTGTAGAAAGCTGGATGGAAGAAAATACTCAACAAGTTGAGAACACTCTTCGTACAGAAATCGCAGAAAACTTCATGACATCACTTAAAGATGTATTCGTTGAGAATTACATTGATGTCCCAGAAGAAAAACAAGATCTCGTTGCAGAACTTACAACAGTTTCTGAAGAAACAGCTGAGAAGCTTGAAACTGCTGAATCTGAAATCGTTTCCCTTCAAGAAAAAGTACAAGAGTTCGAAAGAGCCGCTGTCATCTCTGAACTTAGTGAAGACCTTTCTGAAACAGAATCACACAGACTAGAATCTATTCTAGAAGGTGTTGAATTTGATTCGAAAGAATCTTTTGCTAAGAAAGCATCAGTCGTCAAGGATTCAATCTTTGAAGGTAAATCAGAAACAAAAGAAGAAGAAGAAACTCTTGAAGAGGGTTCTTCTGAAGACACAGAAATAATCATAGAGGGTGAAGAAGAAACCAAGAAAGTGGTTCCTGCACATATGAAAGCATATGTCGATGCCCTATCAAAACTATAATCCCAACTAAAAACAACAACATAGGAAATAACTAATATGTTTAACACAGAAGAAAATATCAAAAAGTGGGAACCAGTGTTAGAACACGCTGATGCTCCTGCTTTTCAAGACGAGCACAGAAGGGCCGTCACTGCAAAGCTTCTCGAAAATACCGAGAAAGCTCTCCAAGAAGAAAGAGCACAAAGCTCTTTCCTCTCTGAAAATAATCAAACTGTAAGTGCTGTTTCTAATTTCGATCCAGTTCTTATTTCTCTCGTACGTCGTGCAATGCCAAATCTCATCGCTTATGATGTAGCCGGTGTCCAGCCAATGTCTGGCCCAACTGGTCTCATCTTCGCAATGAAGGCTCGCTACAACGATCTCTCTGCTTCTCCACAGCAAACTAAGATCACTGCTAATGATCCAGAAGCTCTCGGTATCACCGAGCCTGCAACTGCATTCTCTGCTAATGGTGCTACCACAGCTGGTGGTGTAGGAACTGGTGTTGCAACTGGAACTGGTGAAGGCGATTTCTTCAATGATATGGGTTTCACCATTGAGAAGGCCGCTGTTGAAGCTAAGACTCGTGGTCTAAAGGCTGAATACACAATGGAGCTTGCTCAAGACCTCAAGGCTGTTCATGGTCTTGATGCTGAAGGCGAACTTGCTAATATCCTATCAACTGAAATTCTTGCAGAAATCAATCGCGAGGTTATCAATACAATCAGAGCTAAGGCAAAGACTGGACTTGAAAATATCTCCGAATCACCTGTAGGAACATATGACTTGGATGTACACGCAGATGGTCGCTGGTCAGTAGAGAAGTTCAAGGCTCTTATCTTCCAATTAGAAGTTGAAGCTAACAAGATCTCTGTTGAAACACGTCGTGGCAAAGGTAACTTTGCTATCGTATCTCCAAATGTAGCTTCTGCTCTTGCAGCCGCAAGTCAACTTGACTACGGTGTCGCTGGACTCT